CCCTGAGAGTTTGTATAAAGGGGATATAGGAATAGGTCATTGGGAAATACCTAGAGGACATTACTACTTTACAGAAGAACAGTGGCAAAGGGAGATTAACCACATGCCTTTTCCTAAGAATTATAACATTAATGCATACTCTCCTAATACATCATTTTTGTACTTTAGTAATAATAAAGTGATCGAAGAGTATGTAGATTGGCATAAAAAGATGATCACATCTGACGGTAATCAAATACCGGAATGGTTTTGGTTAGCAACAGATCAAGGTATATTGGGACATGTAATTCGAGAAGGAAAATACAACACAACTACCTTAACAGATAGGGTATTTCTAGCAGACAACGATTACGGAAACAAAGACACACAGAACCAAGGACTGTCAGAACAGTGGTATTATCCAATGAGTCATGATAAAGAAAAGGATAAACTAGATTGGGAACACGTATGGTTAGCTAAAATAGTATACGGATTACAACCAGAATTACTTGAATTTGACACTCAGAGATTCTTTAATGAAATAAAAGCACTGCAAGGGGAGGAGTACTTACAACACCCTCGATTTGCAAAATACTGGAAGAATGGATAACGAGATACTAATAGTAAGAGCATTGTGGGGAGACACTCCTCGAGCACTAAAAGAGGTTCTTCCTTGTCCTATCTTTAAAAATGAAGTAGTATATGTTTGGGGAACTGCTAATGAGCAAATGCTTAACAGTAGGGGATTTAAAACTATATTAATGCAGCAAGAGAGTAGCTGTGCTAAATATTCAACTATACATACACAGTATTACCATAAGCTAGAAGCTATACAGAGAGCAAATAATGAGTATGGTGAATTTATATTCTTAGATTGGGACTGCTTTGTACTACGTCCATTGGATGACTACTTCTACCAAACACTAAGAGAAGGTAATGATGTGCAGGTACCGGTATATGCTTATGATGATATTAAGTATTTAGGAATCACTAAGCTGATAATGGCCCAAAACAAACACCTACCTAAACCAATAATTTCAGAAGAGCTAAGACTATACATGCTATCGCAAGAGCAGCAACTAAGAAAGTACAGCTGGAAGCAACCTAATATGCTTATCTCTCCTAACTTTGGATTCTTCTATACAAGAAGACCTAATATAGGAAACGAGTTGATGGACATAAGTGTAAAAAATAATCTTGAAAACTGTATCGAAGAGCATGCTATGTTTCTTTGGGCAGATTGTTCTTTAGATCATTTTATAAAGAAATACGAACCTAAAGTAATACAGGGAACAGCAGATGAGACTAGGACTTTGCTATACGACTATAATTACAACGTCGATCCTGTAATTAAGATTAATAAGTATGTAGCAACCCTAGTAAAAAAAGACATATACCTAAAACACATCTAGTATGCACTTCAAACAACCACTCATACAAACACCAGACGAGCACGTATTTCACTTAGCTCCAATACCCGTATACCACAGAATATTTGATGACGTATTAACAGATAGAGTCTATCAATTAGGATTGGACACTCTTACAGATACTCAGAAGAGAATGGGACAGGAATTACCTCAGCAGTATGATCAAGAGAGGCAATCTACCTATCAAGTAAGTTATGACAGACAAGACCAATGGGTAGAGGATCATGAGTTCCCACCTATTGGAAGTAGGTTTTATACTCCACCAAACGACTTCTTAAATAATATAGACGACGATGTGCAGATTATAAGAAGAAGGATAGAGGGAGGATTTTTACAACTACTTAAATCAATACAAGTAGAAGCAAAAAGCAAACCTACCATAACCGAAAGTTGGCTACAATATTATGACCCATACTCAGGTAGAGGACACAATGCACACAACCACTGCAGATGGCATCACGAAGAAGCTAAGCCAATCATGTTCTCAGGGGGATATTACTTGTCTGATGGTGATCCAATTCAAGACCATCCATATAGCGGTGTGTTCTCTTTTCACATCAGAGGTATGAAATATTACATAAGACCTAAGAAGGGAATGCTAATCATCTGGCCATACGACATAGTCCACTCAGTAGAACCATTCTACGGAAAAAAACATCGAGCAGTAATTAACTTCAATATACAGGTTGGATAATGTAAAATAGTTTTGTATATTATATAAAAACACTTAATAAGTTATATGTTAGACAATTTTTGTAAACAGGTCATAGATAATGGAGGGTTTATTAAACCTCTAATTCTTCCAAGTTCTCAAACCCAAGGACTACCTCAAATTAATCCATCTATTCTAGTAGAGGGAGGCGACATCTACCTAAACTTGAGACACATAAACTACATGCTGTATCATAGTGAAGGTGAGCAGAAATTCCAAAGTAAATGGGGACCATTAGCGTACCTAAACCCTGAGGATGATATTACCCTTACAACCACCAACTACCTATGTAAACTAGATCCAAATACACTAGAAATAGTGTCATCTGCAAAAGTAGATACAACTAAGTTGGATGTAAAACCACTTTGGGAGTTTGTAGGACTAGAGGATGTTAGAATAACTAAATGGGATAACAAGCTACTATACTCAGGAGTAAGGAGAGACACTACAACAAATGGGGTAGGTAGAATGGAACTATCACAAATAGTCAACAATGCAGAGGTAACTAGAAATAGAATTGAACCACCTGCAGATACGTATTGTGAGAAAAACTGGATGCCTATTGTGGATATGCCGTACCACTACGTTAAGTGGACTTTCCCTTTAGAGATCGTTAAAGTAGATCCAGTTACTAACACATCAGAGACAGTAATCCTTAAAGAAAATACTAAGGAGTTCGCTAGGGATGTAAGAGGAGGATCACAAGTAATTCCTTTTGGAGATTATAGGATAGCACTTACACATGAGGTTGATCTTTGGAACAACGAGAATGGACGTAAGGATGGACAATACTACCATAGGTTCATAGTTTGGGATAAGGACTGGAATGTCGTAACCGTTACTGAGGACTTTAAGTTCATGACTGCAAGAATTGAGTTTGCTTGTGGAATAGCACTACATAGGGGTAAAATGCTAGTTACATTCGCATTCCAGGATACAACTTCATTTCTACTAGAGATACCAGTAGATTACCTTAATACCTTTTTAGGATTAGAGCACAATGAGTATACAGGTAAAACTAGACAAGAGGGGTTGATTGCAGACTACCTTAACAATCCATTCGATCCAACACTTAACTTTCAAGTAGGGAGATACTACGAACACACACAAGACTACTCATCAGCATTATCGTTCTACCTAAGAAGTGCAGAATATAGTAATGAACCCTACACAGCATTAATTAGGGTAGCAAAGTGTATCGATAAACAGGGAAGAAGACCCTATAGTGCAAAACATGCTTACCAAAATGCATTAGCAAACGATCCTACAAGACCTGAGGCCTACCTATACTTAAGTATGTGGTATGAATCAAAACAAGAGTGGCAAGATGCATATGTAATGGCAAGTATGGGATTGACACATGGGCACTCACAACCAAGCATACTAGATGCGGACTACTTGGGAAGCTATATGTTAACCTTCCAAAAAGCAGTAGCTGCTTGGTGGATTGGTAGAACAATGGAGGCAAGGGAGTTATTGCAGGAGCTAGTTCTACAGAGAGGTAGTATGAATCCAAGATACGTCGAGTTAGTACAAAACAATATCACATCACTAGGATCAGGACCAGATCCGTTCCTAAGATATACATCATCGATGCACTCATCTTTACGATTCAAATTCAAAGACTCAGATAAGATTGTAAGCAACTACTCTCAGACATACCAAGATATGTTTATACTATCGATGTTGGATGGTAAGAAAAAAGGTACGTACTTAGAGATAGGAGCAGCAGATCCTTTTCATGGAAACAATACAGCATTGCTTGAAAAGAACTACGACTGGACAGGAGTATCGTTAGAGATTCTACCACATGAGGTAGAGAAGTTTAAAGCACAGAGAGCAAACAAAATAGTACTAACAGATGCTACAAAAGTAGACTATGACGTATTTATTGGAGAGAACTTCGATACAACAGATATCGACTACTTACAAGTAGATTGTGAACCACCATCAGTTACGTTGGATATTCTAAAGATGATACCACTAGACAAGTACAGGTTTGCAGTGATTACTTTCGAACACGACTACTATGCAGATGTAACTAGATCATATAGAGAAAAGTCAAGAGAGTATTTACAATCAAAAGGATACCAATTAGTAGTATCGGATATAGCACCAAATAACATCTCAAATTATGAGGATTGGTGGGTACATCCAGACTTAGTTGATCCAGTCATATTAACTGGTATGGAGGATACGAGTGATAGAATTAAGAACGCAGAAAAATATATGTTAAATAAATTAAATTAAAACCATGGAAATAGTAAAAAAACTAACAGAAAAAGAGTTAAAAGAAGTAAGAGAAGTTCAAGACAAAACTCATTCGGCAGTAATTGAATTAGGTCAAATCGAATTGGCTAAATTACAATTAAAATCAAGAAGAGAGTCAGTAGAGGCATTCTTGTTAGAGGTTGTAGCTGAAGAGAAAGAGATTGCAAAACACTTAGAAGAGGCTTACGGAAAAGGATCAATCAACCTACAAACAGGTGAGATTACTTTAGTACCAGCAGAAGAAGTACCTGCAGTATAAATCTAAACGTACATATAGGATAAAAAGGAGGGTTTCGACTCTCCTTTCCTATTTATTGTAGAGAACAAGCCCTGTAACTAGTGTGAAGGGTTTCCCAAAATCCCAAGATATTTATATTAAATTAAACACAAATTAGAAAAACATGGCAGAATCAATTATCTCTCCAGGAGTATTTTCAAGAGAAAATGACATCTCGTTTATACAACCACAGCCAATTGCGGCAGGAGCAGCGTTTTTAGGACCTACTGTAAAAGGACCTTATGATCAGCCTACTGTTGTTACATCTTATAATGAGTATGTAAGAAAGTTCGGCGATACATTCCTTTCAGCTTCTAAAAGCTATGAGTTCTTGACTTCTATTGCAGTTAAGAATTACTTCTCAAATGGAGGACAAACAGCATTAGTAACAAGAGTGGTTTCTGGATCATACACAGCAGCAGCAAATACATTCTTATCAGCATCATCTACTCACATAGATCAACCTTTCACTTTCGAAACTATAGGAAAAGGCGCTCTTTATAACAATGCATTAGCACAGACTTCAGCAGTAGTTGGAGCTTCTACTTACATCAATTCAGATGGATCATTGGTATCTGGATCAAAAGAGAACGTAAGATGGGAAATCGCTAATGTAAATGCAGACAAAGGTACTTTCTCTTTACTTGTTAGACAGGGAGACGATAGTGCTAATAATAAGACTATCTTAGAGACATTTAACGTAGACTTAGATCCAAACTCTCCAAACTATGTAGAAAGAGTAATTGGTAACCAAACAGTTACCTATGATGGAGTATCATCTAACAGAGTAGTTGGAGAATATCCAAATAGATCAAACTATATTAGAATAACTGCAGTTAATCATCCAACACCTGACTACATTAAAACAGATGGAGTAAGTGTAGGAGTGGATGCGAACAACGTTTCTTACGCAGCATCTTTACCAAAAGCAACATCAGGTTCATTCTACAATGCATCTGGAGCTATAGCAGGTGGAGCCAACTTGTTTAGTTCAATCGGAACATCAGGCAACATTCAAGGATTAGTAGCAGCTAACTATACAAATGCAGTTAACTTGTTATCAAACAAAGACGACTTCCAATTCAACGTTATTGCAGCACCAGGTCTTATCAACGATAATCCAAACGGAGCTACAGTATTGGCTAATGTAGTGGCTTTAGCAGAGGATAGAGGAGACTGTATCGCAGTAGTGGATTTAGTTGCAACAGGTTCAACAGCAGCACTAGCAGTAGCAGAAGCAGCAGGAATCAATAGTTCATATGCAGCAAGTTACTGGCCATGGGTACAAGTTCAATCAGCTACAGGTAAAAACGAATACGTTCCAGCAGGAACAATGATTCCAGGAGTATACGCTTTCACAGATGCATCTTCAGCACCATGGTTTGCACCAGCAGGTCTTGTAAGAGGAGGAATCGGAGGAGTAATCCAAGCAGAGAAGAAATTAACTAAAGAAGAAAGAGATACTCTTTACGCAGGAAAAGTTAACCCAATCGCTTCATTCCCAGGAACAGGTATTTCAGTATTCGGACAAAAAACATTGCAAACTAAAGCATCAGCATTAGATAGAGTAAATGTAAGAAGATTGTTAATCGAACTTAAGAAATTCATTGGTGATCAAGCTCGTAACTTAGTATTCGAACAAAATACTATCGCTACAAGAAACAAATTCTTAGCTACAGTAAATCCTTACTTAGAATCAGTAGTACAAAGACAAGGTCTTTATGCATACAGAGTTGTAATGGATGATTCAAACAACACAGCAGATGTTGTAGACAGAAACCAATTAGTAGGTCAGATCTTTATCCAACCAGCTAAAACAATTGAATATGTAGTATTAGATTTCGTAATCGAACCAACAGGAGCTACTTTCGGATAAGATTTGATAAACATAGATATTTATAATTAAATAAGTAAAAAATAAAATGGCAGTATTAGATCCAAACGAAATAATGTTCAGAGCCTTCGAACCAATGGTTCAGCACAGGTTCGTAATGTATATAGATAATATCCCAGCTTTTATGGTTAAAAACGTAAAAGCACCAAACTTCACAGATTCAGAGATCAAACTTGATCACATTAACTCTTACAGAAAAATAAGAGGAAAAAGAAACTGGGAGAACATGGATATGACTCTTTACTCACCAATCACACCTTCAGGGGCTCAAGCAGTAATGGAATGGGCTCGTCTAGGATATGAATCAGTAACTGGTAGAGCTGGTTATTCTGATTTCTACAAAAAAGACTTAACACTTAACATCTTAGGTCCTGTAGGAGATATCGTAGGAGAATGGATCATTAAAGGAGCTTTCTTAACAAAAGGTGACTTTGGACAGTTCGACTGGACTTCTACTGACGGAATTGTGGAGATAGGAATTACAGTAGCAATGGATTACTGTGTTCTCAACTATTAGAGTCGTATACTAAATTACTACTTTTTAAAACTAATGCCTATTTATATTAAAGTAAATAGGCATTTTTTATGGAAGAGTATTTTAAAATTATTAGACAAGTAATAAAAGAAGGTAGAAAAAAAGGACAAGGGACCTACTATGAGGCACATCATATCGTTCCTAAAAGTTTTGATAAGAAATCGACAACGGTACTGTTAACTCCCGAAGAACACTTTACAGTTCATAAAATACTGGCAGAGTATTGGAAAGGACATTCAATCTATGGAAAAATGATGCTATGGGCTTTTCATAGAATTTCCTTTGACGGTAAGAGGAAAATTACAAAAGAGGAGTATGGAGAAGCAAGAAGAATTCTGCAAGATCTATGGAAAAGTGAAAAAAGTATATCCCATAGGGAGAAAATATCGATAGCACTAAAAGGTAATATAAACAACTCCTCAAGAGTATTTAGAGGAATGAAATCAGACATAACGGAAGAAGGTCGAGCAAAAATATCAAACAGTATTTCAGAGAGAAATAGGGGGTTAAAATTAGCATCAAAAGGTCCGTACACAGTTACCTTTGAGGACGGTAGAACATATGTAGAGCAATCCTACCAAGACATATCTAATCA